TGAAGAACCAAAAGCTGAAGAAGCTAAGAAGCCAGTAGCTAAAAAGCCTGCAGCAAAAGAAGAGACAACAACAGTTTCAGAATAAAATGAAAGTATTAATAGGTTGTCCAATATATATAAGAGATTGGATCTTTCCATTATGGGCAGCAGCTCTAGAAAGACAATCTGTTGGATTAGATGAAATAGGTTTTATATTTGAGACATCACCAGATGATCTTAATATAAAAGATACTTTATCAAGATGGCGTAATGTGCATCCAGAAATCCCATTCTTTGAGGTTCATGAAAGATCTGACATACCACACTTTGAGCATGAAAGAAACTCAAGACAGTGGACAATGTCAAAGTATCATAACATGGTTTCACTTAGAAATCACATCTTAGATAGAGTAAGAGAAGTCAAGCCTGAGTATTACCTCAGCCTTGACTCCGATATAATCTTAAAAAATCCTGCAACAATAGAGCTTCTTATTAATCACATTAAAGAAGGAGCTGATGCAGTCGCTCCTTTAATGTTTATGACTCCAGTTGGAACGGATTACCCAAGTGTAATGACCTGGATGGAGAACGAAGACGGAAGAGCCTATCGCAGAAAAGACTATCCGCTTGGAACTTACTTTAAGTCTGATGTAATTATGGCAGCAAAATTGATGTCAAAAAAGGCGTATGAATCAGTAAATTATAGTTTTCATTCACAAGGCGAAGACCTTGGTTGGAGTCTAGAAGCCAAGAAAAAAGGGCTTAATCTCTACAGTGCTTCGTACATCTACGCCTTGCATGTTATGCATGAAGAGATGTTACAGCACTTGGCAAAGTCTGGTGACACAAGAGAATCTATTTTATTTGAAAACCATATAAAAATATGATATCTTTATATAAAATTGTTTAATGGTATAAAAGGAAATTACTATTAATAACAGCAAGAAAAAACCATATCAGCATGGAGATGTTCATGGCATTTGATTTCGTAGAAAACTTTACGGTTGTACTACCAGATTTTTCAAAAACAGATTTTAACTTCGGAGAGTCAATTGCTTCTAATCAGGGTTTGATTATTGAAGTAGCTGCTATTCATGAAGGTCTTACACGGAAACTATAATAACTACTCAGCAATTGAGTTAGAAAAAGCTTTGCAATCATGGGTTGAACCATATCCAAAGCCTATTATATTAAACCATGATTTAAACTCAGAGCCAATGGGCCGAGTAATGGCAGCAAGGATGGACAAAGAAGCTGATGGTAGTTCTTTCGTCCGTTTGCAAATAGCAATCACAGATCCAGTAGCTATCCAAAAAGTTCTTGACAAGAGATACTTGACAGGTTCAGTTGGCGGTAGAGCTGGGAAAGCAGTTTGCTCAATCTCTGGAGATGACCTCGCAAGAGAAACAGAGACTGGAAGACCAGCAGGTTCCAAATACAAGAGAGGCCAAGTCTATAAGGGCAAACTTGCCTTCATAGATATGCAAGATATTTCTTTCAAAGAATATTCTTTTGTTAATCAACCTGCAGATCAAAAGTCTAGCATTAGATCTATTAATCCTACTGATGGAGCTCCAGTTCAAGATTCTGAAGATGGCTGGGTTGCTAAGAGCTCAGCTTTTGTTCTTCATATGGACAAAGAAGATATCGTATCAGTAGAAGAGAATGAATCAATTCTTAATTCCATGAAGAAGAAAGAATCAAAGCCACTGTACTTGCACCTAAAGGGTGCATTCTTGACAGCTCTATCCATCCACGAGAGCGAAGATTACAATAATAATAACAACTCATTACTATCTAATGAGAATAAAGATAGTAATAGCTATGAGGAGAACTCAAATATGAAAGAAAATGTTAAAAGTGAGGATATCCTCGCAGCTGTTGAAGATCTCAGTAATGACCTCTCTGCAATAGCCTCAGGCGCAGTAGAAGAGTCGCAAGAAGATGCAGAAGTAGCACCAGAGACCGAAGAGGTAGTTGAGGAAGCTCCTGCTACTGAGGCTCCAGAAGCTCCAGAAGCAGAAGAGTCACTTAAGACCGAAGAGGCAGACACATCTAGCGTTGCAGCAGCTCTTCAAAAAGTTATTGACCATGTAGTCGTTCTTTCCTTTAGTGCTCAAAGAGCACATTGGAATGTCGTTGACGAAAACTTCTCAGAGTATCATGAACTTTTTGGTTCAATCTATGAAGACGTTTATGGATCTCTTGACGCCCTTGCAGAAAACGTAAGAAAGCTTAAGGCTTTCCCTACCGGTTTAACAAGCATGGTTATGAATGCATCATTTAAGGATGACAGCACAGCAACTGATGGATCAGCTCTTATTGCAGATCTCCTTGCTAAGAACGAAACCCTTATCCCAGCAATCCTTGCCGCTTTTGCAGAAGCATCAGCAGCAAATGAGCAGGGAATTGCAGACTTCCTTGCTGGTCGTGACGACATGCACAAGAAGTGGTCATGGCAATTAAGATCTACTCTCGGTGAAGAAGTTGGCGAACCAGCTGATGAATCATGGAGAGTAATTAATTCTAAAGTAGTTTCAGAATCAGCAGAAGAACTTGCTCCAGAAGCAGTTGAATCAGCAAATTCTGAAGTCGCTGAAGAAAATGAAGTAGATGGAGATTCAAAGGTAGAGCTCACTGACAACAATGCAGTCTCTGAGCAAGATACTGATGATTCAATGAAAAAACTCCAATTACTTGAAGAAGAAAACCAAAAGCTCAAAAGCGCATTGCACAGAACTCTTGTTGAAAGAGTTGTTGACGCAAAAATTGCAGCTGGAGTTGAGTGACATGAAGTAAGAGAAGAGCTTATCGAGGAGCATGCTTCAAGAAGCGCTTCATCTCTTGCTGATTCATTGAGAGATCTAGCAAAAATGCCAATTGCAAAGAACGCAAGAAACAATATGTTAGAGATGGATTCTGAAATCGCAGTTATTGAAGGTGAAGACAATGTCATCACTGTAGATAAAAACGGTGAAGAAGAAGTCAAAGAAAAAGTGACCAATGCTCCAGAGCAACTATTCGTAGATGCACTTATGGGCCGTCGTAAACTTTAATAATTATAATATCTTAAGGAGAAAACTAAATGAGTTTAGCAAAATTTCGTAAGGTAGGTACTAAGACAGGTGCAGGTCGTCTTGTAGTTTCTGAGGGCATCGCTCCAGCAGCTTACTTGCTTCCAAGCCAAGGTCTTCCTACCTGGTACACAGACAGTGAAGATAATCGTTTCGAAATTGTCATTCCAAAGGGAACCATTCTTTCCGTAGTTGCAAACGCAACAACCGGTGACGCAATGGTCGTTCCCGCTAATGGTAGCGCATCATCAGTAACCTGGGGCGACACAGCTCCAGCTTCATGGGACCCACTTAACGGTGCAACCCCATCATACTCATCTGGTGCAACCGACACAGTCGCCGTTGGAGCTTATTCAAATCCAATTGGTGTAGCACAATATGACCTCTACAGACCATTTGATAAAGGTACCTCACAGGGTGCTGGCTTCATTACACACGGATATGTAGAGTATCCAATGGTCGTTGGTGTTAACGACGACGTCACAGTTGGTTCGCTTATCAAAGCTGACCACATGGGTCGTCCAGTTAACTTGACAACTACCTTGTGCGGCACAAATCCTTACCTCCAGGTTGGTAAGGTTATAGAAGTAGAAACGTTTGCTACCAACTTTGATGATGGCTTACTTTCCTACATGCAATTGCCATCAGATCCAGGTGCGCTTAAGACAGTGTTTGAACTTACTCGTTCAGGTGCTTTCTCCGGCAAGCTTGGTATCCGTAGCAACCTGGATGTACACAATGTCAAGGGCGCATTCCGCGTCAACTTAACACTCTGATAAATAAAGAAAGATAAACAGGAGGAAAATCCTAAGATGAGTAAAACAATCCAAGAGCTCCTCTCGGGTCTCCCAGCTTGGGAAGCCGCGCTGGCCGAAGACGGACATATTGATGAAGATAACAGAGTAACTATTAAGGAAGCCTTTGCTTCAGCTGATGCTGCAGCACTCTTCCCAAAGGTTATCTCTCGTACCCTTAGAGAAGCAGCTGAGCCACAATTGTTGGTTACGCCACTTCTTTCAGTAGTTCGCCTTGGAAAGGGACGCTCCTTGGAGTTCCCAGCCGTCAACGCTATTCAAGCAGCAGAGATCCCAGAAGGACAAGAGTATCCAGAGCAGGCATTAGCCTTCGCAAAGCAGATTGAGGGTAAGGTATCCAAAAAGGGTGTCAAGCTTTCATTCACCGAGGAAGTCATTGCCGACTCACTTTGGGACATCGTAGGCTTGCATGTTAGAGCAGCAGGTCGTGCGATGGCTCGTTTGAAAGAGCAAATTGCACTTAGCCGTTTCAAGGACGCTGCAACAATCGTCTTTGATAATGACGACTCAGCATACGACGACACAACCGGTCTTGGTATTGACGGAAACGCCAATGATACCATTCGCTGGGATGACGTTGTTGACATGGCAGCAGTGCTCATGGCTGAAAGACACGTACCAACAGACTTCATTCTACATCCTTTGATGTGGTCTGTCTTCTTGAAGGACGCTATCTTCCACATGGGTGGCGCAGCTTCCGCAGTCAATACAAGCTGGGGCTTCCGTCCTCAGAATGCAGATGCAGCACTTAACGCTACAGCCCCAATGGGCCTTAACGTTATCGTTTCACCATTCGTTAGCTTCACAGCTAAGAGCGGTGCAACACCAGCTAAGTCTGACCTTTTCTTGATTGACCGCAACGAAGTGGGAACACTCCTCGTTAAGGATGACATGACAACTGATCAGTTTGATGAGCCAAGTCGTGACATTCGTCAAATGAAGATGAAAGAGCGTTATGACATCGTGATGCTCGGTGACGGTGAAGGTATCACTGTTGCTAAGAACATCAACCTTGCACGTAACTACGAAGTTCAGGTTTACAACGCAATCTGATAGTGCACAAAGCTTAGGGTAGTTATAGTTACGATTACTCTGGCAACAGGGGGTGGCTTTATGGTCACCCCCTGTTGTTTTTGTATGGCTTAAGCGTTACTAGTTTATTATAATAATTGTGGGTTAAGGAGAATATTGTGGCATTAAACCTGCTCGAATACGCACAGGTAGATCTGAATACCGTTGTTCTAAAATTCGGTAGAACTATAAAGATATCAAGTTTAGTTAATCAAAATTTTGTTGTACAGACAAACTCTGCAACACCAACTGTTATTAGCGGTCCTTTTCAGACTATTAATACTATAACTGATTATAATCAGATATCAAGAACCCTAACTCTATACTGGGATAAGCAGTTAGCACCAAATACAAATTATATAATTAGAGTCTCAGGCTTTCTTGATGCAGCAAATGAGCTGATTGATGAAGAGCAAGTTCTTTTTACAAAAACAGACGATGCAACGCCGTCGTCATTCTCTTCAATTAGAGTCCCAGAAATACAAGAGATACTAATTGAAGATCATTCAATTCGAGCAGATGCGTACACAAGTATGCAGATCATTGCAA